AGGATGAGCGGTCAGGGGAATCCTTGTCGATTGAGAATCAAAAGGCCATCTTACTCCAATATGTTAAAGACCACCATTTTCCAAACCCGGTGTTTTTCGTGGATGACGGTGTAAGTGGTGTGACCTATGACCGCCCCGGATTTCAGGCAATGCTGGCGGAAATTGAAGCGGGCAACGTGGCTGTCGCCATTACGAAAGACCTCTCCCGGCTGGGACGGAACTCCGCATTGACCGGGCTCTACACCAACTTTACCTTCCCGCAGAACGGCGTCCGGTTTATCGCCATCAACGACAACTATGACACCATCGACCCTAACAGCGTGAACAACGATTTTGCCGGAATCAAGAACTGGTTCAAGAACATACATTGCTCGTTAGTCGTGAATACAAACTTTTCCCCAATTCGACAAACTGCTATATCTGTTAGCACATTGTTTCCTAATCGACCAGACCAACAAACCGATAGAAAATCTTGATATCCTGATGGCGTTGCCCATCAATGACGGTTCGCTCTCCGATTTCTATATGGTCTATCAATTCATCGACCACAGCACGGTCCAGGTCCTGCAAATTCAGATATTTTCGGATGATCGCCGCCCAGTTCTGAATGGCGGCGGTTTCTTTTTCTGCCTTGTCCACTTTGTTCAGAAGTATGTCCAGCCGTTCAGCCTTGGCAGTCCGTTCATGCTCGTTCTTTTGCATCAGAAGGATAAATGTTTCCGCACTGATTGCTCCGCTATATTTGTCCTCATAGAGTTTTGCGGTCAGCGCCTCCAATTCTGTCACCCGGCGGCTGAGTTTTGAAATCTCCTGCCGGGTACTCGCCAAACGCTGTGCATCACTGTCCTCTACTCTGCGTTTCAGACGTTCCACAACAGCAGTTTCATTCAGCGTTACCGCCTGCGCCTGTGCCTGGATTTCCGCCAGCACGATTTGGGTTAAGGTCTGCTCATAAATCCTGTGCCAGGAGCAAACACTACGTCCAGACCGGCCATAGGTGCTGCAAAAATAAGAAACATACCGTTTGCTGGTTCCGTTTTTGCGATGCTGAGTTTCGGTAGTCGCCTCTAATGGCCTGCTGCAATCAGCGCAAAACAGTTTCCCGCTAAACAGCTTTGGTGTAGGAGCTTGTTTACCTACGGCATGGAGGCTTGCAGCTCTATTGATAGCTTGAACCGCATTCCACAGCGCAGAACTGACGATAGGTTCGTGCAAATTCTCGTGACATATCCACTCGCTCTCCGGTTTGCGTATCATTGTACTGTCCTTATAGGAGCGCGAACCGGTGTAGTTCATGCGGAGTATCCCTCGATAACGCTCGTTGTTCAGAATGTCCTTAACGGTCGCATAGGTCCAGAGCTGTGTCCCCTTACAGCTTTTCTTGCCGTTGGTGCTGTTCCAATATACACGGGGGGCTGGAATACCTTCCAGATTAAGAGCGGCGGCGATTTTGCCGTAAGCTGTTCCATTCCGCCGCATCTCATAGATCCTGCGGACAATACCAGCGGCATACTCGTCAATCACCAGCTTGTGCGGGTCCGCAGTATCTTTCCGGTAGCCGTATGGCGCATAAGCCCCGATATACTGACCGCTGACCTTTTTGCTATGCAGAACAGATTTGATTTTACTGCTTAAATCCCGAAGGTGGTAGTCGTTCATCAAACTGCGGAAGTGGAGCATATCGGTATTATCGCCCTCGCTGTCCAGGCAGTCCAGAACAGACACGAACCGGCAGCCCAGGCTGGGAAACACCACGTCTGCATACCGTCCGACCTCCACGAAGTCCCGCCCCAGACGAGAGAGGTCTTTCACCAGAATAAGATTGATAATCCCGTTTCTGGCGTCCTCCAGCATCTCCAGAAAACCGGGCCGCTGGAAATTTCCTCCGCTATAACCGTCATCCACATAGGTCTTGACTTCCACCCAGCCATTGAGCATAACAAATTTGGACAGCAGCTCCCGCTGGTTCTCAATGCTGGTGGACTCATCAGAGGGGATGTAGTTCTTAGCTTTGGCGGAATTATTGGCGTCGTCTACACTCAACCGGCAGTAGATGCCTACACGGTAGAGATCATTCATACTGCATCCTGTCCTTCCTCAGACAGGGCATCATCTACAACGCCCACATACCGATAGCGGACTTTGACATCCTGGATACGAATGCTGCCACGCCGCTGCGGTTCACCGACCTCAATGCGATCTACCAATTCAAACAAGATGCTCTCGTCCAGTTCGGTGATCTCCGTATACCGCTGAATGATATTTGCCCAGCGCTCCACGTCCTGCCGATGTTCCAACTGCTCCCGGACTTTTTGCTCCAGTTCGGGGAGAGCGGCGGCTTTCTGCGCCCGCTCAGTCTCGTACTTCTGCATCAGCGTTTGAAATACTGACTGGGGAACGACCCCGGTGCATTTATCCTCATAGAGGCTTTGCATCAGACGCTCCAGCTCCGCAATACGGGAGGATGCAAGGCGAAGTTCCTGTTCAAGAGTTACCCTGCGGCTGTGCTGTTCCCGATCCTTCATGCGGGCGATCTGCGCCAGTAAGCGGTCACGGTCATAAGCGGCATACTGGGCTTTTGCCCGAATGTCCTCCAGCACGATCTGATAGAGCGCCCGCTCATCAATCGTGTGGATGGTACAGGCAGTCTTTCCGCTCCGCATATAGTTTCCGCAGATAAAGTAACTTTTCCGCCCAGGTTCCCCGGTTCGTTTATAGGTAAACTTCTTCACATGGTTTTGCATCTTGAAACCGCATTCGGCGCAGTACACAAGGCCAACAAAGATACTCCTGGCCCCGCCCTCCGTATCCGGCTTGCGCACCTTTTTCAAGTCGATGCTGACTACCGTGTCCCAGATATCACGGGAGATAATCGGCTCATGGGTCCCTTCTACCCGTATCCATTCTTCTTCGGGCCTACGCACCTGTTTTTTGGTTTTGTAGGAGAGAGAGGCGCTTTTGCCTTGCACCATGTTACCGATATAGACCTCATTCCGAAGGAGTACCTTCACAGTCGTTTCCGCCCACTTGTGATTGATGCGGCGAGGGTCACTGGTTCCCTTGCGCTGGTAATAAAATTCACCAGGGGAAGGGACGCCTTCTTCATTCAGCGTGGTTGCAATTCTGCGGAAGGTCATGCCGGATGCCCGCAAAGAGAAAATACGGCGCACAATGGGAGCTGTCTCTTCATCAATGAGAAAGTGATGCTTGTCGGCAGGGTCCCTCATATAGCCCAGAGGCGGATGGGTCCCCATGAATTTTCCGTTCTCGGCACAGGCTTTTTTGACTGCTTTCACTTTTTTGCTGGTGTCACGGCTGTAAAACTCGTTAAAAAGGTTCAAAAAGCACATGACATCGTTGCTGCTGTCTTTCGTGCCGGTGTCAATGCCATTGTTGAGAGCAATAAACCGGCACCCGATGGACGGGAACAGATAGTCCGTGTACTGACCGAACTCAATGTAGTTTCTGCCAAACCGAGAGAGGTCCTTAACAAGGATAACATTGATCCGCTTGGCCTTTGCGTCCTCGATCAGGCGCTGAACGCCAGGGCGCTGGAAGTTTGTCCCAGAGTAGCCGTCATCAATATACACGTCCACCTCGTTCCAGCCCCGGTCCCGGACATACTGCTGAAGAAGAAGTTTCTGGTTTTCGATGCTAACGGACTCGCCATCCCGTTCATCATCGTTGCTCAGACGACAATAGATGCCGACATTGTATGTAGTATCAGCCATATGTTTTACCTCCCGGCCTGTCAAATTCATACCCTGTGCGGCGCTTGGCTCTCACCGGAATGCTCCGGTGCTGCTATGATACAGAAAATCAGAGCATCATGCAAGGATGCGGCCAGCCGCAGAGGTAGAGATGCTAATAGGCGGGCACAGATACCAGTTCCGACATGGCACGGCGGATAGCAAGCTGCTCCAAGGTCTTGCCCAGGTCTTTCTCGCCGGTGAACACGCTGGTGACGCGATAGATCGTGTTCCCGATGCGGACCTCTTTGTAGGAGGTCATGGTTTTGGGTTCATCTTTTTTCATGTTAAGTCTCCAATATTATCAAACCGCTTTTTGCGGTTATAACTTCTGTTGGGGGAGTAGCCGCGCCGGGAAAAGGTGTGTCCGCATACATTGAGCGGCGGTTTCCTGGCGCGGCAGTCCCGATTGTCGGTGTGATTGTCGATGTATCACTCAATTCGCCGCATTTGCCACGCATCCCCGGCGAGTGGGGGTATTGCCTCTTATTCATGGGTCGCTGCTGGCACAGCTGTCATAACTCCAAAGCGCCGTCCGAAACGTGCGCCCCAGGGTTCCCCCCTAGTCCTTGGGAGGCCGTGAGGAAGTCTCATTATTCCCCATACAGGTCAATGCGTACCGGACGCTGCTCCGGCTTACAAGGGTTTATACGTTGATCGCTCGGCCAGCCTGTCCACTGTTCCCCCTTTCTCAGGCTGGCGTCCTGGCGGCGCACCCTATCCCGCTGCTGCATGGTTTTCGTACCCGCAATACCGTGTATTCAGTTTTCAAAGTTCCACGAAAGGCACGAAGTACGCGCCCTTCACTAAGTACATGAAAAAGGGCTGTTTTACCCCCTGTTCTCAAGAAATTCTTTGAAAATCTTTTCGACAAATTTCTTGCCCGCAATGAGCGACTTAGAAATCCGCTGCTGCTTGACACCTTCTATTACAGCAATCTCTTCCTCGGTCTTTCCCTCCAGATAGTAAAGGCACAGACGGCGATACTGCGTTTCCGTCAGATTATGCCGGAGCTTTCTGAGAAACTCTTTCCTGCGTTTTTTGGCCTCCTCTGCCATGACGGGGGCAAGCAATACGTCCTCGGCGGAAGGGGAGAAAGCATCCCGTACCTCCTCGAAGGAGAGGCAGTCATCATCATTGCGGCCAGCTGCATACACCGGACCAGCAGCTCCATCTGCACGGAATTTTAGCCCCACCCTGCCG